CATGACGGCACTCATTCATATATTACCGATTCTGGTACAGGTAGTTTAAAAATATCAGCATCACAAATTGATTTACTTGGTGGTGCAGACGGTGCAGAAACCATGGCATCCTTTGTTGATGATGGCGCCGCGACCTTTTATTATGATAATACCAAAAGACTTGAAACCACCGATAGCGGTGCAACAATTACTGGTAACTTTACAGCAACAGGCACTCTTTCGGCAACAACATCTACAATAACTTCGGCATCAATTAGTGCGGCAACACCACTCACTCTTACTTCTGGTGCATCAGATTGGACAGTTTCGATCTCATCAAATAACCTTGTTTTTGCATACGGCGGAACTAATATGATGGAACTTAACGATTCGGGAAATTTGACAGTAATTGGAAATATTACAACTAACGGAACAATCTAATAGGAATTTAAATTATGACCGCACCAAATCAACTAGCTTTGACTTCATGGACCAGAAACACCGCCTCTATAGAACTCACCACATCAGAACAAGTTATTCTGACTAATCCAGAAAATAGTGATACGATCCTTACCGTAACATCTTTACGGGCATCCAACATTCAGGGGGCTAATAGCCAAACTTTGGATGTTTATTACTATGACAGTGATACCACAGCATCTACATATATCTCAAAGGGAATTGCTGTTCCAGCGGGCGCCTCACTTATAGTTGTCACATCAGATGCACCAATAAATCTTGGAGAAGGTAAATCCCTTAGAGCATTGGCGGATTCAAATTCATCAATTGATGTATTGTGTAATTATGATATCTTGACGTAAAATGTCTTATAGCATTTTTGAGAATGGTGGCTATATTGGTACTGAAAACTCTTATGGCGACAACGGAGTGTGGACTATGCACTCACAAATGCCGCGTCGGGGCGGATTGATAGGTGAAAACAGCGGCACATTAACAGGTGTTTGGAATATAAGAGATTTGCCCTCTCTTAATGAATTTTGGGTAAGCTATACATATTTCAAATGGGATATTACAGGCAACAAAGGCAATGCTGATACCCAAGCCGCAGATTTTGAGATGTTGATAGGAGGAAACCCAGTCGCTTGGGACGCTGGTGCGACATGTACCGATGATGCACCAAATCCGGGTGGAGAGGGACCGGATAATCTTATAGATGATAATTCTGCTACAAAAGCTTTGGCCAGCAACACTAACGGCGCTTGGGAAGTAGTTGTTAATAATAATGGTGTTGGAATTGCAGCCCAAGGTTATAGATGGAGAACGGCTAATGATGTCGAGGCAAGAGACCCAGATGATTGGTCGGTTTATGGTTCTAACGATGGCATCAACTGGACACCTTTAGATACCGTAACTGGAGCCGGTGTTACATCGTCCCGATTGACTTGGACCGATAATTATTCTATTCCGTCAAACGCGGGACCTTCTGCGATCAGATTTGTTGGTAGCGTCACTACGTCAGATACCTCTGGATCCATTACACTTCCGACAGGTCTGATAGAGAATGATATAGTCATTATTTGTACTGGTGCTGACGGCGAATTTCAGCAGGGTCCAATTGCAACGGGGTTTACTGAAATAATCCGAGAGACCGATAATTCAGCCAATGCGGCCGCAATGTACAAGATCATGGGTGCAACCCCCGACACCACTGCATCTGGACTGGATAACGACGCTAGAACCATCCACATGGCTGTAGCGTTTAGATATGTTGACACAACAACACCTATAGACGGAACTGCAACTTCGTCCGGCGGCACCGGGGTCAGCGACCCCGATCCACCTTCTATGACGACCGTGACCAACAACGCACTTCGCTGTATTTACGGTGTGCAGGATGACGATATTGTCACTATGTCGCACAGTTGGGATGGTGCGGCACCAGTATCATACTATGACAATGTTGGTACGTCTGGAAATGGTGCTTCAATCGGGTTCAGCACACAATATGATACTGTTGCGGGAGCAGTAGACCCACCCGCGTTTGCGACGGCAGGGTCTGACAACTGGTCAGTCCTTCATTGGGCATTACGACCCGCATTCCCAAGTGAAATACCATAACATCTTTATTAAGTTAATAGTTTTTTTCTTATAAATATAAGAAAAACAAGGAATAAGTTATATGGCAAATCCCGCAACTCGACAAGGCTTAATAGATTATTGTCTTAGAGTATTAGGCGATCCCGTATTAGAGGTTAACGTCGATCAGGATCAAATAGAAGATCGTATTGATGAAGCACTTCAATTTTGGCAAGCGTTTCATTCCGAAGCAACATATAGAACATATGTTTCCCAGCTTATTGGTGATTCTGATGTTACAAATGAATATATTGATGTTGGGTCGGATGTTTTATATATAAGTCGATTATTTAAAGTCGCAAGTGGATCTACCAGCATTGGTATGTTTAGTCTGAAATATCAATTTCTACTAAATGATGTTGCTAATATGGGTTCCTTTATGGGAGACCTCGCATATTATGTTCAATTGAAACAGTATATGGAAATTCTAGATCAAACTCTTAATGGATCACCACAAGTAGTATTTTCTAGAAAAATGAACCGTCTTTATATTGCTGGAGATTTTGCTGATCAAGATATTCAGACAGGAGATTACATTGTTTATGAGGCGTATAAGACCGTTGATTCCGCAACTCACTCCGCGGTGTGGAACGATCTTTGGTTAAAGCGATATGCTACAGCACTCATAAAACGACAGTGGGGCGCAAACCTTATTAAATTCGAAGGTATGCAACTTCCCGGCGGCGTTGTTCTAAATGGTCGTCAAATGTTCGATGATGCAAATCAAGAAATTCAAACATTGGAAGAAAATCTAAGAACTGTCTGGGAAGAACCTGTGGATTTTTATGTTGGTTAAATCATGAAAACGTATAAGCGGGTCGAACTAGAAGGATCAAATAAAAATGGCAATTAATCCATATTTCGACCAAAAGGTCCGTGCTGAATCCAAGATGTACGAGGATATTATTATTGAGTCCATTAAATTCTATGGAACTAATGTATATTATCTTCCTCGGGACATTGTTAGGGAAGATTCAATTTTGGGTGATGATGTACCATCCAGATTTAATTCGTCATATGTAATAGAAATGTATCCAGAAAATATCGATGGTTTTGATGGAGAAGGTGATCTCTACACAAAATTTGGTGTCGAAATTCGTGATGCTGTTACATTTGTTGTTTCTAGATTTAGATGGTCACAGACAGTGGATAGATATGACAACGAAATTACGGGCGATAGACCGAGAGAGGGTGATTTAGTTTATTTACCTATGTCTAGATCACTATTTGAAATCATGCATGTTGAGCATGAAGAACCGTTTTATCAATTAAAAAATCTACCAACATACAAACTTCGTTGTGAATTGTTTGAATATAACGATGAACAATTTGATACTGATGTTGATGCAATCGATAATATCGAAAAAGACTTTGCGTATCGTTGGCAACTCACCCTAGATTCCGCTGGCGCTGGATATACAGAAGGCGAAACCATAACACAAACATTAACTAATGGCATTACAATCTCCGGTGAGGTTGTTCGCTGGGCCGATTCGGATTATACTATTTGGGCAGCACACGTTGGCGCAGACGACAGCGCGGGCAATGGATATAATTTCCACGAATTTACGACGGGAATTAATGTGGTTGGAGGAACTTCTGGAACAAGTATTAATGTCGCAACTGTTGTGGAAGTCAATACTATACACTCAAATGAAGATAATCCAGCATTCGAAACTACGGCATCAGATATGTCATTCTTGAATTTCGATGAAACTAATCCATTTGGAGATCCTAGATAATGCTAACTTCCTTTTTCTATCACGAACGAATTCGTAAAACCGTGGCTATGTTTGGTTCTCTATTCAAAGAAATCTACGTTCTCCGAAAAAATTCTGCTGGAGATATTCGAAGTTCGGTGAGGGTACCTTTGTCTTATTCTCCAAAACAAAAGTATCTAGAACGAATTAGAGAAAACACGGATTTAGATACCGACACAAAGGTAGCAATTAAATTGCCTCGCATGTCTTTTGAAATCGTGAATTATGCGTATGCTCCGGAAAGACAAATAAACAAAATTCAATATCAAAATCAGAGCGTGTCTGGTGTAGTGGCTGGCAGAAAAAAATTGTTTTCGCCAGTACCATATAACATTAATTTACAATTAAATATATACGCAAAAACTCAAGAGGACGCTTTACAGATAGTTGAACAAATCATTCCATATTTTGGTCCACAATACAGTTTAACAATTAAGCCATTCGAAGATTATGATATTTTAGAAGATGTTCCCATAACCTTGCAATCCCTGAGTTTTATTGATAATTATGAAGGTTCAATGGCCGATAGAAGGATGATTATCTACACATTAGATTTTGAAATGCACGCCAACTTTTACGGACCAACCGGACCTACGCCGAATATCATTCGTAAAGTTATCAATAACCTATATCTTATGAACGAAGGACCAGCGGACTCGGATGTTAAATTTGCGACTATTACGGTACTTCCAAACCCACTAAATGTGTCTCCGGACAGCGATTACGGGTTCACAACCACTATAGTCGAGACTGTAGACAGTACATAATTAACATAGTATAAATAATAATAAAAGGTATGTAGTAAATGAAAACGTTTAAGCAATTTAAAAAAATGCATGAAGCTATGGTAGCACCTCCTGCTGTTCCTTCTGGGTTGGGCAATTATACTCCAAAACGGAGCCCTACTCCGGTCATTAAAAGAACACCTGATGCATATAACGCCTCGGCCAGACCAAAGGCGCGACCCACAGGTCGGCGACCCACACAGTCTCAATCACCAACAACATCACCAAGACCAAAGCCGAGTCCTTTCAGAGAAATACAGAGGCAAACAGATAAAGAAACCAAAGAACGAAGAAATAGACTTCT